AGGCTCGCGTAGGAGAAATTCGCCCCGAAGAGGCTCGCGTAGGAGAGGTTCGCGTAGGAGAAGTCCGCCCCGGTGAGGGAGACAACGTTCCCCACCTTGACCGTCTTGGCTCGCAGTTTGCTGCCCGAGTCCACGATGGTCTTGCCCCCAGGCACTCGGATCTCCACGACGACCGGACCCCACCTGAGCGCAGCGGCGACGCTGGCGACGAAGTGAATCCCCTCGGCGCAGTCCTTGTCGGCGTTCTTGTCGAGTGTCTCCGTGGTGACGGTGGTGCCGGGTTGGTAGACCAACTTGGTCCGGCGCGTCGGTGACTCGAAGTCACGGGTGACGCCCTTGTAGTAGGGCTTGGTGCGGATCATCTTGTTCATGCTGCCCCCTCAAAGCCATGCGACTCTTCGCAGTCACACTCACAGAGCTCGTCGTGGTCCTCGGCCTTCACGCCGCAATGTGAACACGGCTCTTGATCGGCGTACTCAGTCCCGAAATACTCCTCGGGTGTCTGTAGTCTCCATTGGTCGTAACTCATCCTTGCCTCCCTTGGTTTCTAATGGAACTTTACAGAATGTTGTCCATGCTGTCAACCCCCTGCTTGCCGATACCCGGCAGCGAGCGTCCGTAGCCCATCCAAACGGCCCTGAGAGGCCCTCAGAGCCTCTCTACCGGCAGTCAAGCACTCTCGGGCCAGAAGGCTTGCTCGGAGGCTCTCAGACGATTCTAGGACGGCATGATCGTCAACTGAATCCACCGTGACCTTTACCCCCTTCGCAGCAGCGTCGTCGCGGTAGGTCATCCTGGCTCGAGCGAACTCGATCTTGTAGTCGGCCTCCATGTTGGCAGCGTTCACTGCGAGGTCTGCAATCTCCTCTGCGAGCTGGCCGATCTTCCTGCCCTCGGTCTCAATGGCCTCAGCCACTTGGTTGTAACTCAGCATCTCAGTTCCTTGGGTAGTTGGGAAGGGTTGGCAGTTCGACTTGCAGGCGCTCGATAAGCCGTGGGTGGTCGGTGCGAGCGTAGAACCTGTTGATGCCGTCGAAGTAGGCGAAGGTGTAGCCCTTGTCGAGAAGGTCTGGCTCCCATGCTTCGTGGCTTGGGGTAGCGTCGGGCCAAGTGATCGCCTCGACACAGATGACCCACGGGCGATACCATTCCCAAGCGTTCGAGCTCAGCACCTCACGCTCATAGCCCTCCACGTCGATCTTGAGGAAACCGGCAATAGGGACCATCGACATCACCGAATCCAAGCGGATCGTTTCAACGAGCACCGTGTTGCCCGTTTGCCGGCCCAGGGACGACAAGTCAGGGTGAAGATCGGACACGTAGAACGTCGCCGTCCCCGTGCTATCCGATACGGCAGCGTTGATGTTGAGGTCCTCGGGGCGCTCCGCCATCAAAAGATCGAAGTTGGGACCAGGCTCAACGTTCACTCCTCGCCAGCCATTGTCATAGAAGATCTTGGTGACCGATAGTTCGGACGGATGACCGGCGCCGATGTCCACGTAGTTCTTGTATGGACAGTCGTAAAGGGCGCACCACAGTCGGATGTCCTCGTTGTTCTGAGCGTAGGTGGGGTTACTCATCTCGTTCCTTCCACAGTCGGATGAAGTCAGCAAGGGTGAGGACAACGTAGGACTCTGCTGCCCCCTTGCCCCGCCGCTTTGCCACCACGATCCCGTACTCAGCGTCGGCGTTCTGCCGCTCCTGCTCAGCCTCTTTGAGCCAGCCGGAGAAGTTGAGGGTCTGGTGGTTCTTGCACTCGATGACCAGCTCTGGTCCCATGCCGGTGATGTCACCCTTGTCCAACGTCCCGACAAGTGCTCGGCGCTCTGCGTAGGGGTAGCCGTTCTCATTGAGGTAGCGGACCACCTCTGTCTCGAAAGCGGTGCCCTTGATCTTCGGGCGGTTCGTCACTCAGTCTCCCAACTGTGTTGTGCAAGCCCCGCTTCGTGGGCCTGCTCGGGATAGTCCTCCACGAGTCCGTTATGGAAGTCACAAAGGAGGACTACGTTATCCATGTCAGTGATGCTCCCGCCACGGGACCGCTTGAGGATCTCGTGTCCGTGGACCGCTCCGTAGCAAACGGCTCCCATGAACCATTCCGCTTGGCAGCGCCACTTCTCCTCGGGGCCAAACTTCTCGAGCATGGCCCGCTTGCGTTCGGCGTTCTCCTTGCGGCGCTTGTCACTCAGCCGGCGTATCGGGGTCCGCTTCACAGATCACCTCGTAGTGGGTCAGCTTGTTCTTGTTGTAGTGGCATCGGTGGGCCACTTGGTCTGCCCGCACGGTCTGAATGTCTCCGCACTTGGGGCACTTGTACCGCCTCATGCGGCTCATGACTGTGCCTCTTGGTACAGCTTGCGCCAGTAGATCGCAGCATCGGTGATGTCACGGATCATGCTGGTGTAGTGTTTCATCTCGTCCAGTCGCCTCTCCTCAAGGTGGTCAATGTGCTCAAGGAGCGCGGCCACCTCAACCTGAGTGCCAGCGGAGCCATCGGCGTACCGCTTGCGGATAGCGGAGGGCTCAAACCAAGCCCCAAGCATCTCTTCCGCTGCCTTCTCCTGCTCCTCCGTGTAGAGGTTCTTCATCTCACTCATTCCAGCCTCCCTTGGCTTGTTAGAACGGCTCCTCGCTGGCACCAAATGCACCAGCGATCTCCGCCACTGTCTTAGCCTCTCCCTTTCGAGGCCCACTGTCAAGAGCCTTTCTTGCAGCATTGAATCCTGCTGCGAGTTGCTTCTCGCTCAGCTTTCCGTACTTCGCACCCTTCTCAACCAGATCAGACAGGAACGCATTGGACGGATCCGCTGCCGCTCCTTGCTTGATTGTCTCGAAGCGGGTGTCCGCCTGGACATCGTGTTGCGGGCCACGCTTAACCTGCTCCCTGATCTCCTGCACGTTCTCGACTCGGCTGGTGGCAGCACGGTTCACCTTTGACATCTCTTCCCTGCTCGGGCGGGTGTCTGAGGTGGTTGCGTAACCAGCGTTCGCAAGAGCACGACCAATGGCCGATGTCTCACAGTTCTCGACAGGTGATGTCTCGTTGGGTCCACGGTCCGAGAAGTGTTCCTCAGCCAACCCGGTCGCCCAAGGTCGGGCGTCGGAAGCATCCTTGTAGACCAACGCCTTGACGACGAACTGTGTCATCTTCTCGGGGCTGGTGTTCAAGAGCTCGGTGTGAATCTGCCCGTTGGGGTGGTCCTGCCAGAACTTGACGATCCGATCCGCAACCGTTTCGTAGTTCTCAAGGTCGAAACGTGCCATCAGAACGGCTCGCTGCTGTAGGTCGGCTTCTCGGTGCGCTCCACACGCTCAACCGATGCACGCTGGAAACGGAGAGCTGGGCCGATGTCCTCCACGATGAACGGCAGGCTCACGCCAGTCTCCCCGTCCTTCTTCTCGTAGGTGCGGGGTGCCTCGAGGCGACCTGTTGCGATGACCTGATCCCCCTTGACAAAGGACTCGGCGCAGTTCTCGGCCTGCTCACCGAACACGGTTGCGTCGTGCCAAACGGTGTCCTCGACCCACTCGCCATCCTTCTTCCTGCGGTGGCCAACTGCCACAGACAGACGAAGAACCTTGATGCCCCCGTCGCTGATGGAAAGACGAGGATCAGAACCGATCCTGCCGATGATGGTGTAGTTGCTGCTCACTTGCCAGCCTCCTTCTTGATCGGTCCGATGATCTGATCTGCTTGGAAAACTTCGGGGTCGGACCACTCTCCACGATCCTTGTGGCCGGACTGAAAGCGAACCTCGATTGCTGTGATCTCTCTGACCACCTCAGCTTCGGCCCACTCCCCGTATCCCGGCTCGGTGTTCACCAACACCCTGTCACCCTTCTTGTATGTCACTTGCCCTCCTCCTTGGGGACACGACCGCCCCCATCTGCTTCACATTGGGTCTTGTACGAGCAGTAGGAACACTGCCAGTAGCGAGAGTTGCTGGGGTCCAGGTTGACCTCGCCTCCATCATCGTCAATGGCGATGGGGATGGGGAGATAGCCCGAGTTCAGGTCATCGAGGATGGCGAGCTGGCGAGCGATCTCTTGTCCTGCCAGCGGCTCCCACACTTCCTTCGGGATGACCCACTCAGCGATGACCCGCTGCCACTCAGACAGCCCCATGCGGGCTGCTGCTTGCCGGCTGATGGCCTCAAGCGAGATGTGCCCGATGATGATGGTGTCGCAGTTGTTGGCCTGAGCGTTGAGCGCCGCCTGTAGGACAGCGGTGTATCGAGGCCCCTGTGGGTTTGGACTCATGCCCTTGTTCGTGAAGCCAATGGACTTCTTGAAGGCCGTGCCACCCATCGTCTTGAGCTCGTATTGCACCAGCCCAAGATCCTCCGAAGGGATCAGTCCATCGGTGTGACCCGAAGACACAATGACCTCCGAGGCAACCTCAAACTGTGCGTCGGCGTGCCTGCGACCGATGGACTCTTGGACAAGTTCATGGATGTAGGTGCCGATGTTGGTGACCAGCGTTGACGGTCCGTCGAACGGCTCACCCAAGTACCCCATGCTGCTGTAGGCCATCGCTCGAGCGCACTTGCCCGAGTCGGAGTAGCGGAACGGGGTATCAAAGGCTTGGGGCTTCCTGCCTTTGTCCAGGTTCGCCTGCATTGCGTCCTCAAGGAAGTAATGCGTGTAGCGGGGCTCCTGCGGGATCTTCCAGTCAGCCATCGTGAATCACCACCTTGTATTCGAGCCCGAGGTAAGTGAGCACAGACTTGGTGTTCACCTGCCAGCGGTCATTCTTCTTGGTGGCTGTGACATCGCCGGCTTCGGCCATCTTCTTGAAGGTGGGGTAGGACACCCCGAGGAACCGAGATGCCTCCTCGCCCGACATGAACATCGGGAAGGTTGCGTCCGCCTCGTTGACGTAGAGGCGAGCCTCAGCCATTGGGCTCCCCCTCGTACTTGGAATACATGGCATCCAGCTCGGCGTGCTGGCGCTGGTACATGTTGGCAATCTCCAACATCTTGTCGGAGAACTCCACCAGCGTCTGTGCCTGCGACTTGAGCCGCTGCGACAGATGCACTAGATCCTCGATTGCTTTCAGGTCTGGTGCAAGGAACGTCTTGATCTGTTCCACATTTCTCCCTTGGTTTCGCACCGTTTCCGGTGACAACTAGAACTTAGGCGATCTTTGCCACCGTGTCAAGACACTCGTGTCCGTGCCTCTCGTCAGCGAGGTAACCGTAGAGGCGATTGGTGGGAGGAAGGTGGTCGAGCGGAGCGACCTTGACCTTGCGGCCACAGCGACGACAGATGACAAACAGATCCTGGTAACACACAGACGATTCTCCTGATTATGCGAACAAGCGGGGCTTGTACCCTACCAGACGCTTGCCCGTGTATTTCCTGCACAAGAAATCCATCGAGACAAACATCGGGTCGTAGGATCCGTCCTCAACCTGATGCTTCACAATGATCCCCCGCCAGTACGCTTGCTGCGGGCCGAGGTAGTCTTCGTCGTGCATGTAGAACGCACCAGCTACCAGTCCGTTCTGTTGCTTGCCGGCCACGTAGCGCACCCCGTAGAGAAGTGTCTGCTGGTGGCCCTGGGTGAAGGAGTGCCCGATGGTCTTGAGCCTGCCTTCGATCATGCCCCCGAGAGGGCGACCGTTCATCTGGTTGTAGAAGAAGTGTGAGTACCCAACACCGTCAAGCCAAAGTACCTCGCGATAGGTTCGGACATCCCATCCACTATTCGCGTAGGGGAGATCATCGAGCGAGATGGTGCCGTCGAGCTTGGCGTCAAGTGAGATCGCACGGTTGATCCGATCTTCGTGGTTGCCGAGTGTGAGGTACCGTTCGGGATACCACCGTTTCTCCTTGAAACGCTTACGGACAAGGTTGTATTCGGCCAAAGGACGGTTGAGCAGTTCCCACGCACGACCAGCGGAGGCAATGTCTTGGGCGTAGCGCCTTCCCTCCATCTCCATCTTCCCCTTGTCATAAGAGGAGAGCGAGGGCATGTCCGCAAAGTCACCGAGACAGACAACCTTGATATTGTCCTTGCCGGCGAAGTTGTCCACGATGTATTGACCCGCCCACAGGAGATGGTCAATCGGGACGCCGGGCTTGACTTGGCAATCCGGCAGGACAATATGGGTCGTGAGTTCCGACACAGAACCTCCCCTAGTCAGGTGCCACCACCATAGCAAGTTCCGCTGGGGTGATCTGGTATGGGTCGGTGGGACAGTCCCAACCTCCGTGCTCCCATGACCGTGCGACAAGGGCAGAGCAGATCAGCGCATCCCCGTTCCTGCGGAAGTCAAAGCGGACTCCCTTGGGGGTGAGCAGAGAGAGGGCGATGGAGAAGATGGTAGCGATGGAGTAGTCCACCCCGTACTGCTTGACGGCGTAGTTCCTCGCTGCCACAGCGTTGACGCCTGGGGGACAGGGGCGAACCTCAATCACCTTGTCCTTCTCGAGCACGTCGAGGAAGACGTAGGAGCAGGTACGGCCCATCTGAATCGCTTGGACCTGCCGCTTGTCGAAGATGGTTGGGGTCGCCACCACCAGCGCAGCATGGTTCCAGTAGCGGTACGGCCTCCACGATGGACGGAGCCACTGACCAAAGCGGATCAGCTTGGCAAACAGCCCCCGCTTGGAGTGGCAGAGAACAAGGTCACCGACTTCTGGTTCGTAGGTCATCGAAAGTGCTTCCTTGCCAGTTTAGTCAGCAGGTCAACTTGGTTCTCGAGGTAGGCAATGCGGGCGTCTTGGTGCCGGTCGGCTCGGGCCTCGTCTTCATCGACCATGTTGGCGGTGAGGTGAGTTGCATGGCGGGTGACGAAGAAGGCGGTCACTAGGATTGGGATGATCCCAAGGTAACCCTTCATCCCGAAGTCACTTGTCAGGCGGACCGAGGCGACTGACAGCACGGACATCTTGGCAGCGTCACCCACAGCGTCCATCAGACCAGCGAGGTTGCCCCGTCCTGCGTTGATTGCACGAACCAGCACCGTACCCACCGAATCCATGACGGCCATGCCCACACAGCCAATGAGGGACAGCCAGAGGATGTGAAGCCAAGTCACTCTTCGCTCATCCGTCCAAGGATCTCCCGAACATCGTCAAGGATCTCCCCCTCTTCCTCGAGCTCGATGGAGAGTTGCTCGGCAATCTGCTTGATGTCAAGCGAGATCTTGCGGAGTTCTTCGTTGTTCGCTGCTCCCGATTGGGCGAGAGCCGGCTGGGTGATGGCAGAGTAGACCGTCAGGATCATCAGGAGCCAGAAGAAGTGTGGGTCCAAATCGGGCCAAGCGATCTCTACGACGCACACAATCAGACAGACGAAGAGGGTCTGCCACACACCTGCGCCAGAGGAGAACCATCCGTCGAACCGGACCAGCAACTTGTCTCCGACTTCGTGTGTCCACTTCCTCCACTTGTCAACCATCACCGCGGCCTTCATGGACTCCAAGGTGGTGCTCAAGGTCAAGTGCAAGTTTGTCCACCTTGCCGTCCATGCGTTCCAGGTCCTCAAGGATCTTGTCGGCCACCGCTACGAGAGGCATCTGTCCCGGCTTCCGGTGGTTCACTGCGTTGTCGATGCTCTTGAGGCGCTCTTCGACGGCGCTAACGATGTTGTTGTGGACCCATCGACCAGTTCCCCATAGGGCTCCGGCGATCAGCATGGCACTTGCGACGGCACCCAGCAGGGCGCTCCAATGGTCAATAGATGAGGTTGCAAGCATGGGTCAAGGCAGGATGTCCTGGCCCCAAGTGGTAGCCCCGAGCGTCTGGTAGAAG